TAACTAGATGAATTTGTGTGCTGCCGACATAAGCCTTGAGAGGGCCGTCGATCTTGCTTCTTATATTTTTGCAGCGGGCCTGACTGACTTCGCCCGCGTTGGCGCGCCGCTGCTGCGCTTCGGCGTATTCCTCCGCCACCTGTGAGAAGGGGCGGTTGAATACGGGAACATCGTGTTTCACCCGAAAGCGGATATCGGCATACTCATCCATCGCGCGGTCACGCGCCGTCTGTCGGTCTGCCGTCCGCAACGAGATTGTTTTGTAACGGTCCTCGTTCTGGATTCTGATCCGGCAGTAATAGTGATCGTGCCCGACGTCGCCTCGTCGGAAGATGATAAGGCCGGGCTTGATCTGCTCTTTATCGAGGATGAAACTCATTTCTCCGCTTCCCACTGTGCAGAAACTGTGCAGATTGGCGGCGTAAGTGACTGATTTGCCGTGCCTGTGTAGGTTCTGTGTGGGTCATTGTAGCAAAAAATGTTGTTTCTTTATAGTAGTTTGTTATGATCCCTTCACCCGCTCCAGTTTCAACCCTGCGTAAATCGTAGGAAAATTCCGAATCAGCCGCAACCACTTTCAGCGCACCATATTTGTCGGTGGCCAAACAATGGCCAGCGCCATAGCGCTTGGCCTGCATCGTGGTCCGCAGCCAGATGCGCTCCAGCCCCACCTCCACCTCCCCTAGATAGTCCGGGCGGTACTTCGCGTAGAGACGGCTTGTCCGCCGCAAAGCGCCTTCATGGCCCAGCATCTCGCTAATCTGGCGTTCCGGTATCGCTGGATCGTTGTAGAGCCATGTCGCGACCGTATGCCGGATCGTCTTGGGAAAAACGTCTTCGGACAGGCTGAGGACACGCCGCATCGTCCGCCAAGCGGTCTTGTGGCTGGTTACAGGCGCGTAGTCCTCTTTCGCCCATGCGCGGAGGACCGGGCGCATAGGACGAATCGCAGGGATGATTGCATTGCGCTTTTTTGTGCGCGGCGCGGCATCCGGTTGCAGATCGATAAATCGCCCATCGAATTGCTGACGGGCATCAAATTTCTTGGCGGCGTCGGGGCGGACGCTCGTAGCCATCTGGAGAGCGATAAAGCGGAACAACATCGGGAAGTGGCGCGCATACCAGAATATGCGCGCCAACTCGTCCTCGGTCAGAACGCGCTCGCGCAGTGGATTCTTGTGCTTCGCATCAACGCCTTTGATGCGCGGCGCCAGCGCGATCCGCATGTTCAATTCCGCATGGTTGATCGCCGCTCGCACATCATTAATATTCCGCTCCACAGTGTCGCCAGAGACGCCCTGCGAATCGACAGAATATTCCTTCGTACCCCATGGCATGGAAAACTTGTGCGGCCCCATCCGCCAGCGCCGGAAGCGTTCGAACAGCGCCGGATTCATATCTGTCACCACCGCGCGCGGACCCGCCTCATCGATATTCAGGAACGACATGAAGGCACGGAAGCTCCGGGCCGACTGGTCGGCAGCGATCAGACTCTTCGCGTGTTCCTGCCAATAAGTCATGATGAGCGGGATGACCTCAGCGTCCTCTGCGCGCTGGCGCTGCTTTGCCTTCTCAAGATTGGCATGGCTGATGAGGGCTGCTTTCGCATCCTCTAGGCTGTCCGTCCGAGTGCTGCGATATACGACTGATCGGGACGCCTGCTTATAGGCCGCGATCTGCCAGATACCTGGGGCCTTTCCGTCTCGTCGGTATTCGAGCCAGAAGCCGTTATATTCAAAGGTGCGCTTTCCACGCGACATTGCTGCTTCAATTCCTCAAGTTCGGCTGACGATACAGCCTCCAATACGCCGATCGTAGCGAGAGCGCGAAGCTCATCCGGTGAAAATGATGTACCGGTCTGGTTGCGCAGAGCGCGCCGGAACTTCTTCGCTATATCTGATATCGCAGTCATCCCTCCCCCTTCCCGGCGTCGATCAGGCCGATAGCCTTGCGCATGAGCCGCTTAACGCCTCGCTCAGAAGCGCGTCGGGACTTCTCTGCATCAGTCCCCCAGAAGGAGGACGCCTCGTGCTGCTGCCAAGCGCGAACGGCTTTTACGACATCGGTGTGGATAATGACAAAGCCCTGCTCCTCAATCTCAGCAAGGACGTCAGCAACGTGACGGCGATAGCACTCTTGGTTGATCGGCATCATGCGGTCATACTCGTCCGCGCGGCTCTTATCCGTTGCTGCCACCCAAAGCGCTTTCGCCAGCCTCTCCCGGTCAATCTGCATCGGGGCGGCCCTCCTCATATTCTGGCGGGTCCGGTAATCCAGCCCAAACCGCGCGATCATCATCAGTCGATGATCTGAGTCGCCGGATTTCATAAATGCCGCCAGCGACAAGAAAATCTGACGGCATCCGAAAGCGCGCGGTTTGCGTAGGAAAATCGCAGTCGTAGATCATGCATTCATAGCGCTTCTCACTCATCCCCACCTCCATCTGGCGCTACGACCTCAACGTCAGCCTCGCGCTTGATTACGGCGCTTTCCGGCACGCTGACATGAGCGCTGAACGCAGGTTCATCGAACACGGATTCCGGCAATGTCAGGCGAACGCGCACGGACACCTCGCCTCGCGCGAGTTTTCCGGGGCGTTTTGTCATGCGCTGGATGCCGTATTGAGACATGACAATATAACAATCGTCGTGGATTTTACTCATCCCCACCTCCTGCGAGCGCGGCGCGGGCTTCGTCGGACATATGACGGGCCTTCATCGCCTGCTCAGCACGCAAGGTGCCACTGATATTGTAGCTTGCTTCGATCTGGCCAGCTAGATGGCCAAGTCTGATAGCTGCCGTTTCAAGCGCAGCCTCAAGGGCCTCGATGCGATCGGCGGCCTCTCTGCGCTCACTGCGTTGCTCAGTCCAGTTTTTCCGGCGACCAAGGTTGTCGCGCTCGTTCACATCGCAACGCAGCCGCGCTTTCAGATCATCGGTCATGGTCAATCCTTTCGTGGCGCAGGCGCTCGGCTTCTTCGCGCGTCTCTGCGGTAAACAGCGGTGGGCCAACCTTGATGCGGGTCACGCCGTCGAGCGTGTAGGTTCCCGCCTCATCGATCTCGACGGCGGGCGCGTGGATGGAGTGGACGGCGAACATCAGAACTTGTCCCGCTCGCGCATCATTGCATCCGCGATAGCGTAACAGGACGCGGCCATACCTTCTGTGGTCTTGAGGTCGTTCCCGGATGCGTCTGAATAGGTGTATCCATCATCATCAAGGACAATAGACATTCGACCCGCCAAAGCCTGACCGGCGAACCAATCGCGCAGGTACATGCCGCCCGTCAAAATGCGCTCGCGAGCGTCTGTGCCATCATCGGCGTCATGCGTCGGAAATGCGGAAATCCTGCTCACTGCATCACCTCCCGCGTTGTCGTCACCCGGACGAGTTGCAGACGGACGCCGCGACCGGCGCGCTCGGCCACGAACTGGCGGGCGTGCGCCTCGCTGTCGAACGTCTGGACCGGGCGACCCTTGACCGATTGGGCTATGTAGGCGGTGGTCACAGCTTATCCCCTTCCAGCCGATCCGCAACCAACTTGGCGTATCCGGCTATATCAACCCAGCTATCCGCATAGTTCGGGTCGCCGTTCACGATCCGACCAATCTTGTGCGCGATCATTTCAAGCGCCTCTCTCTGGTCATCCGCCAAGAGGCTGCCGTGAGCGAAAATCGCCCGTTTGATGTTTTGGGTTATAGCCGCGTGATCTTCAAAAGGGCCATAACGCGAGCCGCGCTCTGCCAAGGTGGATGTAATGTCGGTCATCTGAAACTCAGCCGCCGTTTATTGGACTGACGCGGCGCTCCTTGAGGAAAACTCAATATGCCTGCGCGATCTCCCGGCGCTGGCGTTCGTGCTGCTCGCGCTCGATGGCGCGGATATTGCGGCGGGCTTCGGCGCGGATCATTTCCTCGATCGCCTCACGCGCTTCCGCCGCCTTCATCAGCTTCTTGTTGATGAGGTCCTGATAGACAGGGCGGTACTCCGGCGGACACCATCCCAGCGTCGTTTCCGTCCGGCTCCGGCCTGCCTTCGCGCGTACCTCCGGGGAGAGCGTCTTGGCTATCACATCGGGACGGGACAGATATTCGCGATACTGGCGCTTGCCATGCTCTTTGCGCCATTTCTGGCGTTCGGGATCGGCATTGTCGCGCGCAACAACCTCGGCAAAGCGCTCCTTCACCGCAGCCAGGTTGGCGGGATCAGACATGTAACGCTTGATGCCAGCCTTCCGACGAGCCTGAATTTCAGGATCGTTCTGGAACCATTGCCGATGGCAGGCCCGGCACATTCTGGCGTTGCGCGATTTGGGATGGTCGCAGGTCTGCATCACCACCCCTCCCCATCCGCAGCCTCGCCTGCCTCTTCCTGCGCCAATGCACCTGCGCGCGCCTGAGATGCAGCCTTGATGCGCTCGTGCAGTTCGGGGCGCTCAGCTTTCAGGCGCTCGACAAGTTGCGTCTGGCTGTTTTCCAGCGCCAGCAGATCATCCATGGTGGCGCAGGCGTCGATCTTCGCGATGAAGCCGTCCGTCCAGATCGCGGCCTTGTCCTCGACGGGCTGACGCGGCTGATCAGCCAGCGGCCTGATCTTCGCGATGGCTTTCTTCCCGCGCGTCGCAGTTAGCGCCAGCGTCATTTCCTTGTCGATATGCGACAGGTGGCTGACACGGATGCCGCCCACCTTCATGCCGCCCCATGTGACATTGGGATCATTGTAAAGCGTCACGCTACGCCCGACATATTTGTTCGCATCAGGCCCCCAGGCGGCGACAAGAACCCGGCACATCGTCTTGCAGGGCTTCCACGGACGGCCTTCATCGCCTTCGTACCGGATCGTCACCGGCTGTTCCGTGCCGGGGCGAACCGCAACCTCCGATATGCGGATGGTGCGAGGCGCGCCGACCAGATCATCAGCGTTCAACTGGTCGCTTTTGGCCGCGATGATGGGCGTCATATCATTCATGAGAACATCTCCTGTTCAATCTTGCGCTCGGTGAGGATGAGCGGCGACATGGACGCAACCGCGCCTTCATAGGTCGCCATCATCTGCGAAATTCTGGCCTCGGCGGCAGCACAGGCTTCTTCGATCGCCTTTTGGATCGTCTCATCCGGCCACACGCGGATGATCGCCATGGGGAGTCCGCCCGAGTAGCTGATGAAGTCGATCCAATCCCATTCCGCCACCATCAGTCCGGTCTGGTGCTGCAACAGATAGTCAGCCGGGATCGTGCTGTTCGTGTAATGCTCGATGACCGTCTGCACCTGATATTTCTGGCGACGGCTCTTGCACTCGATGCCGCCGTTCGTGCCGACGACGCGACCATCCGGGCTGTATCCCAACGTGAAACCCCAGCGATCATTCGTGACGAAACCGCACTGCTCAACGGGAGCGATCTTCTCCGCATAATGATTGCGAGCCTCGACCTCATCGAGTTGGCCGCGCAGCATGTCATCGCTGATATATTGTGGCTCGGTGTACCGGGTTATGCGCTGAGCCGCGAGTTCGTAGAGGTGCGAGCGGGTCTTGTCGTTGTCCGCGACCTTGAGTGTCGGCGTCAGCAGCAGCTTGACCTCGCTCGCGGTGATGAGGCCGCAGCGGAGGATATGCCATTCGTCGCTACCCTGCTCTACATCATGGTAGACCGGCCCCTTGCGCCATCCCTTCTCCAAGGTGCGCACGGCGTTCTCAATGTCGTCCTCAGGCTCCGGTGCGACATAATCGTGAGAAAATGGGTTATCCATGGTCAGAACTCCAGCCGGACGCCGGGAATTTCACCGGCAAGTATGGCGACCACGATTTTGCGCGCCGTATCTTCGTCGGCGCCGCAGGACATTATTGCCTGCTTGGCAGCGGTCTTCACGCTGGTACGATGCTGCTGATCCGCTTCCCTTTTGGCCTGTTCCGCAGCGGCTCTTTCGGCCTCAACCCTGCGTGCAGCCTCTTGTCGTGCGATACGGTCAATCTCCGCCTGAGCGGCAGCTTCCGCTTCCTCAGCACGGCGACGCTCAGCGGCTAACGCTTGCTCATGCTCACACTGGACACGCAGGCGCTCAGCCTCTGCGGCCTCCGCCTTGGCCCGCTCGATGCGCTCCTGTTCCATCCTTTCGGCAGCAATGCGGCGTTCTTCGGCGGCTTTCTCTTCCGCCTCCGCTCGCTCCTTTGCTTCGCGCGCTTCACGCTCGGAGGCCTCTTTCGCCAGACGCTCAGATTCTGCCGCGCGCAGCTTTTCGAGTTCTGCCTTTTCGGCTTCTTCACGGATCAGCCGATCCAACGCCGCCTTTAGCTTGGCGAGAAAGGTATCAAACTTCTCGTTGTCCATCAGAATGACATCGGTGTGCGCAACGATCGCGACAGGGTTAACAACCTGCTGTTCCATGTTCATTTCCCTCCCAAATATCCACGTTCAGCCCTCATGCGCCGAATGATGATCTCCCGATCCCGCGCATTGCGGACCCACTGGTCAGGTCGTAGATCGGGTTGCAGCGCCTTCTCGCGCAGAATGGCGGATTCAGGCGGGGTCATAGCGACCTCGCGAAAACAATGAGGGTCGCGGCCACGCAGGCGCAAATACCAACGGCGGCGAATGCTTCGGGCCAGCCCATCACCCTTCTCCCAGCGCCAGAAACAGCGCGATAAAACCCATGAAAATCGGCGCGAAAGCCACCGCTGCGAGCGCCTGACCAAGCGTCAGGGCGAAGTCGGGGCGGTGGTAGATGGGGCGATTAAACATTGGCCGGGACCATCTTGCCATCGCGGCAGACGTACCAGACGCCGACATCGATACCGTCGCGGCCCGTTACGCCGCAGGCGACAGACAGCAGATCGTAGTTTTCATCACGCTCGACGCAAAACAGGGGGCAGCCTTCGGTTTCGCCCATGACGCGACCGGCATAGCCATTGGTCATCGCCGCCGAACCGTTGGCCACCTTTGCCGCGCCTTGGTAGCCGGTCGCGCTGGCCGCGCCTTGGTAGCCGGTCGCGCTGGCCGCGCCATAGTTGCCGGTCGCGCTGGCCGCGCCATAGTAGCCGGTCGCGCTGGCCGCGCCATAGTAGCCGGTCGCGCTGGCCGCGCCATAGTCGCCGG